GGATATGCAAAATGATTAATCGTGTTATGATGCGATATGCCAAAATTGGTAGCAATCAAAGAGAAGCTAGGGAAACCTACACTACACGAAGTTTGTGAACGCCTAGATATCATGTTTCAAAACATGGAATATCGGGGTGAAGACAAACTTAATATTGTGTTAGCTGCTTTAAGTTTTTGTATATCACAATTGAATGATCAGTTTGACGACAAAGAAGTAGCAAACTTGGTAGTTGAATTACTGGCTAAATATGCCGATAAAACAATACCTCGTTAATATTGTCAATTATTGTCAAAAAAGCATGACAGTAAAAAACATGATAAGAATAGGCTTTTCGTGATTATTTTATTTTTTTCATTTTTGTCACAAGACTTTGATAAAAATACAATAAAAAACTTACAAAATACTTGACCAGGTCATAGATCTTCAAGTATGCTTTCAAAACACTATGGGGTTAAGTGGGGGTAGCTAGTATATAAATATAGCTCTAGTGCGAAACAAACATGGGACATAGAAAAAATAAACTAGAATATGAACCAATCCTGTCGTCTGACGAAGAAGCGCCAATAGAATACTGCAATCTGGATACGAAACTAAATCGTAGACAGAGAAATTTTATTTGGATCGCAGTTAATAATCCTCGGTTATCGTTAGTAGAATGTGCCTATAAAGCTGGGTATAAGGATCCTCGTCAAGCGGCCAATAAGTTAATGGACAAGCCCTTGATTAGGCAAGAGTATAACTATTTGATGAATCAGGCTAAAAAGAAGTATGAATTAAATTATGATCGGGCGGTACAAGATTTATACGACATAAGAGATAAAGCAATGGAAGCTGGGTCATTTAACGCTGCAATCTCGGCCCAGAACTCGTTATTGAAAGTCGGGGGCCTTATTGTAGATCGGAAGGAAGTTAAGTTTGGTAAAGTAGATCAAATGAGTCGGGAAGAAGTTGAAGCCAGGTTAGAACAACTTATGGGAAATATAGTTGAAGCTAATATTGAAAACAAAAAGGGTCCTGGCAAACTCTTGAAAGAAGTAAAAGATCAATCAAAAGAGTCTAAATAGCTATCTAAACCTTTAAATAGTGCAGTTTCTGAAGTAAACCAAGCTGTGTGTATGAGTTTGTTGTCTCTATAAACAAGAAAACCCACCTTAAAAGGGCTAAAATGGATATTTTTGTAGCGTTCTAGGTCGTAAAGTGTGGGATCGAAGTCAACTATCTCAATGTCTAACTTAATCACACATCTGGCCTATCAGAACATAGGTAAATCAATACATAGATAGCTATGGTTATATAAAACCATGTATCAATCATTCTTGAAAATGAATTTGTCCGTCTTTGATATGAAATCTACGGACAGAAGTGTCTGCGTGTGCCAGATCGTCATAACCAAGATCATACTCCGATATGAATTCTACTTTGAACATTTGCTCTAATGGTATAAGGATTGCATCTGCGTCATTGCCACCATAACGAAATAGATCTATAACTTCATTGTTATCGTTCAGTTCAAAATGTATATAGTTTCCTTCATGACAAAAGTATTTCTTGTCTTTCAAATTTGTTATCTCGAATCCAATCTCTTGTAAGACTTCATTGTTCTTAATGTCGTCAAGTCGTATTGGTTTGCTTGGTCTATAATAGGTTGACATCATTTATCTCCTCTACATCATAAATTTCTTCTTCTTCTCCACCATAATCCAAGCCATTAAATGTAAATTTTTCATTACTAGGATCGTAGCTTCCTTCATCAACTATTTCTCTAGCTTTTTCTTTTGATTTAGCTTCAACTACTATTTCAGAATAGCCAATCCAACTTGTATACACTTTATATTTGGATTTTGTTATTGGTTTGCTCATTCTTCTTTCCTCCACATTTGTTCATACCAAAATTTTGCTATGTTATTTTCTCCTTCAGCAAAAGCTAAGATGCTATCAATCATTTCTTCGGTTTTAAGTTCATTGTTCGCAATCGCAGCTAAAATTACTGTTGCATCATTGCCGTCAAAAGTATCAAGCCAATCTTTGACTTCATTAATTTGTATTCTTGGCGTTTTAATTTGCATCATTCACCCTCCTTTCGGTGCAAAAACCTTTGCCAGAATCTTTAAGCGTTTTAAAGATAAATGGCGTAAGTGTTTTGGATATTTAAGCTTTTTAATAGTATTTTCTGCGTCTGTTGGTTTCATTATTGATTCTCCATAATTTCAACTAATTCTTCGTCTGTGTATTGATTACTACAAGTAAGGCATAACGAATAACCTGCTTGATCTTGCGTTGATCTTTCATCTACTTGTTTTTTGCATAGATTACATTTATCCATTGTTATACCTCTAACTCTTTCATGATCTGGGTTAATACTTGTTCTATTCTGCCTTGATTAGCTTTGTCTAATAAAGCTACTGCAAGTTTATCCGTGATGGTGTTCTTGGTTGTCTCCATGTTTTTGTACCAATTTGCAACTTTCTCCATTGTCTTAATGTCCTTATTGCGTTTTGCTCTTTTCATGGTTTTATCAATAGTCTCATGTATTCCAATCATGAGTTCATTGACTATTGCGTCTTGTTAAAACTTCCTAATCATGCTGATACTCTCTCTAATCGTGCCAGAACAGACCATAAAGGTTTGAACTGTGTTGGTTTGAAGTTTTGATCTATGATCTTGTAATCATCATCTACTTTCATCATATCGTCTAAGATATACCATTGCTCATTGCTATACAGATATGCATACTCAATATCCCAATTTACATCATTCAAATACTGTCTGATGTTGTCATACACTTTAGGTTTATCTTGATGCACTCTATCTTCTATTGACTCAGCAATAGTTGATTTAAGTCCACTTAGATAACCAACATTAGCTAACTCTTTTGCTTTAGCTTTGTTGTTGTAGTGTTTATTAATGATTCTGCCGTTGTATTCTGGATATCCGTCATAGTGGCAGTAAGTGACTATAACTTTTCCGTCAGCTTGTTCATAAGCTATATTTGATCTAGTTGCCATATTTCCTCCGTTTATTAAATGTGATAACTAAGTCTTAATTTTACTATTTGTATCCAATATGTCAAGATATATTAGTAAACTATTTGTATCTATTTTTTACAGTAATGAATATTTATATGATGGTATTTTGAGGATAAATCGCATCTACCCCCTCACCAAGTCGCCCTTCGCAAAATAAAAGCACGAAAAAAGCCCTATAATCAATCGGGTCGGGTCGGGGTGTCGGGATGTCGGGATTGTCTCTGGTTTTAGCTATATACACACACAGTTTAACACACATCACATATGCCAGATTTTGCCAGCGGGGTCAGGCAAACGGATCGAGCATTAATGAAAAAAAGAGTTGCTTTTTGTATCCATTATGTAGTAGAATAGATATTAAGACATTAAGTTAAAGAGTCTATATAAATACAATAGAATAAAATAATAAAACTTAATCTCTAGGATTGATACTAACAGCGAAAGCACAAAGAAAAGTTGCGTAGTGTCCCGAACATCTAAGCCCGATCAATGTCGGGCTTTTTTATGTCGGGGGTCGGGAGTCGGGTTTCTTTGCTACTGCGTAGATAAACACACACAAACGAAACACAATAATAGATCCAGGGCCGCCTCTGGCACTGCATCCGTCTAAGATCACCAAATAAAAGCAGGTTGACATTTTGTATCCACCTGCTATAATAGATCTTTTAATAGTAGGAGAAATAATGAACAAACGAGTAAATGAAGCTATTCTCAAAATAGCAACAAAGAATAAATCAGTAGCTGATCTTTTGATTAATTACAATCCAGAAAATAAATCAGTAATTGAAGAAGCTAAGCAAGAATTGAAGAGGGGGTCAAAATGAGTAGATCTTATCCAATATGGAACAATATAACAGCTTGTATATATTCCGGAAGTAAATCTTACGGAGTGCGAGAGCGTGGCGAGGTTGAGGTTAGAGTTGGGACGAGTGGCCGAAACTCTCACCACTTCCTAAACCATAGGACAACACACAAAGAACTAGATAATGGAGATAGAGAATACCGCTTTTATGTAGATAACAAATGTATAAAGCGTGCTTTGTTGCCAAAAGGAGAAAGCGAGTTACAGTATTTAGAGTGCTAGCTTGGACACACTCTTTATTATTACAATCGCTTTGTATGTGTTGGTGTTCCTTATGTCGGGTCGGGCGTGAGTTTATCGGGTCGGGTCGGACTGCCAACGCATACAAGCACTTACACACACAAAAAGCCGCACCTGGAAAAAAACGCCAGTGTCTTAGGCCGCTGTCCAGGTTTTCACTCCAATTCGTCTAGATCAAAAAAAACATTAATAAAAAAAGTAGACAATATGTATCCATTTCATGGTACAATAGATTCTTTAACTATTAGATCAATAAGGAGGTCTATATGAAAATGTTTGCACAAATAATAATAGATGATGTTTCAATTCCGTTAGGTATTGTTGAACCTAATCTTGACCATCTTGTAATCAATGGACAAACTGTTATTTCGAATGGTGGTATTCATGGTGAGATGAGAGAGTTATTGAACTTGCAAGATGCAGAAGGTGACAATGTCGTTCAATTGCCTAATCCTAATGAGATCAATTAATGTTGAACATAAATAACTTAAAAGATAATCCTTTATTTATTCAATCAATTAAAGACTTAGAATCTTTAGGATTTATCAAAATTAATAAAGATGATGATGGAAACTATACAACAGTTGAGATCATAGATAGAGAAGGCTTACAGAATTACATAGATAATTTCGGCAAACCTTAACCACATAATCGGAGAAAAGAAGGGACTTAATTGTCCCTTTTTTTATGCTTAGGATTCTTTTAGATCACATATTTTCGGTCGGTAAGATTACAAAAAGTAAGGGGGGGGACAAAAATCGTGCTACGCAGTATATACACACACAAGCTTAATAACGAACACAAACAAAATACATTTGTAGCACAATGCTAGTCATCGTCTTTGTTTTTATGTTAATATCAGATTTTATCTACGAGGTACCGAATGGAAGAAGATATGATGAATATGCAGGTAGACCCTGTAATGATGCCCGATCAAGGGACTCCGATGGGTCAGCAAATGCCAGCTCAAATGCAATCAGAATTAGATCAGATCTCTGGATCAGACCAAGAAGAGGCTAAACAAGCCCTCATGCAAATTATAAATATTTTACAACAAATGGTAGATCAAGGTGCCTCAGATGCTGAAATACAAGCATTTTTAGAGCAAGTTGGTATTACTATGGAAGAGCTACAAATGGCTAGGGAGATGTTCGGCATATAATGAAATTACGTGCTTTAAGAAAGCTTTTTCAAAAACTTACTGGTAGGAAGAATCCAGATGATTACATTTATGGCACTGATATTCCAATTGTTCCTGGCAAGCTGGATGAATTAGCTGAAGCAAGAATAATGAAAGAGGCTGACGATGCAGTAGCAAAAGCTAGAGCACAAGGTATGTTTGACACTCCTGAATACGCTGAATACGTAAAAAGATCTAATAAAAACATAGATAAAATTTTGGAACAATATAAAACAAAAACAGGACCTTTTCAAAGAAGTGGTTTACGTAGTATTTTAGACCCAAAAACAGATGCTGACGTGATGAAGCTTCTAAAAGTAGCTGGTCCAGTAGCGGGCATTGGTGCAGCTAGTATGTATGATGCTACAGAGGGTTTTACTGAACCTTACAGTTTAGATAATAGAATGTCGCTAGATCCAGAACAGATAGGTAGAGCAGCGGCTAAAATGGGCAAAAGTATTTCAGAAGCGGTAGATGAAGCCTCTGGACTAGTTGAGCAAGCAGCTATGCCTGCAACATTGTTTTTTATGGAGATACAACAAGGATACCAAGAGGAGCTTGAACGCCAAAGAAACATGGAAATGTATGGTCAACCTACCGTTCCAGAGCTTGAATCTGGAGCTATAGAACCTGTATCTCTATTATTTGCTGAGGGTGGTGCTGCAACTTTATCTAACAGAGATAAAGGTATAGCCTTAGCTATGGGTGCAGCTGGCATGGACAACGAACCTAGATTTGCCGAACGACCACCTTTTTCTCAAATATTTACTATCGAAAACGATATTAAAAATAAATATAGAGAGTACGAAATGGCTGTAAGAAACAATGAATTATTACGAGCTCAAAATTTAGTAAATGAAATAGATCAACTTGAGCAACAAAAAATCATGATTCGAAATCAAGCGGCTAGTCCTATGTCTAATAGAGACATGGAAATAGCCAATATCCTAGAATCTATATCTCAATAGCCTACCATGGCTGCACGTAAAGAAACACTAGCAGATCTTAGTACCAAGATATCTGAAGGTAACATCCGTGAAGCCTATCGTACCTTTGAAGAACTGCCTCTTGTAGATCAAATAGCTGTAAGTATCTCTCCTGGCGTAGGTGATGCAATCGCTGCTTACGAGGTTGGAGAGTTTGGTCGTAGAGCCAAAGCCAACATAGAAGCAGGCGATAGATTAGGCGCAGCGGGTAATATAGGCATATCTGCACTAGCAGGCGTAAGTTTGATACCGTTATTTAGATTCCTTCGTGGTGCTAGGGGTGCAACAAAATCTGGTGTAAAAGCAATTGATACTCCAACAAAAGCCAAACCCCCTATTGGCAAGTCGTTGCAACCCTCAGCACCGAAGGATCCACCTTTACCCGAAGTTGAGCCTTTCCAACAACGTCCCTTAGCTGAGCTTGATTACAGAACAGGCGGTGGACTAGATTATCTGGGTTCTTCAATCAATTACAACCAACTAAACCTTGGTTCAAAAACTCGTAAATGGCTCAATGGCTACGATCAACCTGATATTGGATCTTTGAAATCAAGCGAACAATCAAAAACAGTCACCGAATGGATTGACGCTATGAAAGCTGACAATCTGCCAGAGGGAGAACTTAAATTATTGCGACTGATAGATCCCGATGGTTCACCAAGCACAAGACTGCTTAGTGAAACAGAAGGACAAGAAACGGTAAGTCGTAAATTTTTAGATGATTACATGCAAAGAGCACAACGGGAATCGTTACAAATTCGCGGAGTACCTGTAGGAGAATTTGAACATCCAAGCTCAAAACCAACTTATGTAGATGTCGGTGATCAACGGCAGAATGTATATTTTATGCGAGGTACAGGCGAATATCGAAAGACACCAGATCATTACAGCCAGAGCAAATTTGACAAAGGGCACCGTGGCAACAGTGCCTATGTGTTTGATGGCGAAGCTATTACTCAACCAGGTGCAAGATATTTCACTGCAAGAGGCGATTTGTCTGCACGACAAAGAAATTCTATTGACAAAGCCTTTGAGAATATAGACTTACAACTTAATGACAACATAAAAGAAGTTTTTCGTATTCAAAGTGATTTTCAAAAAGAAGCTGCTAAAAAGTACAGAGAGCCTAGAAAACAGATTAAGAAAGTGTTTGAAGATGCTGGTGGCTTAAACGAGATAAAAAGAATTGATGAAACAGTTCAGCTTAGACTTGGTGCTCCTACACGAAACAGACCACTAGCCGCTATTTTAAAAGATTTTTTACAAGATACAGATTTAGGGTACTCAGATTTAACACAAATGCCTAGTGGGATGACAGGAGATACTTTTTATGAGTTTTTTGTTGATGGGATAAATCCCAAACTACGTAAAGCTTTGCTTGATAATGATGTGGCAACACAAAAAAGTTTGTTAGGTGATAACTACGAATACTTTACTAAAGGCTATGTGGACTACGAAATACCATCTGGTATTAGAGAGGAAACCTTGTTGATTCTGAAACAAGATTATATTAGGCCTGCAAGTCAAGGTGGCAGGTATAAGAAACCAAAAGCTGCGCAAATATTTAAAGATATTAAAGCATTAGATCCAAAAGTTACTGATGCCACACTTATGGCAAAAGGCTACAAAAATTTACGGGAATTGGATGATGAAGTACTAATGAAGTTAATAAAAGAATTACTTAAAAGAAGAAAAATAGAAGAGGTTCTTAACCAAAAAGTTGTGGTGCAACCAGGCACAGGATTCATAGATCCTAAACAACAAGCCGCGACAATGAAAAAACTAGCTGATTACAACAAAAAAGTTGCTAGAGTACAAAAAATTCAAGCAGATAAATTTAGAGGTATAGAACCCGACCCAGATGAAGTCATTGAATTACTAGATGGATTAGACCAAGAAATTATGGATCTTGGCATAACTGAGTTTTCTATAAAGCCAAGAGATATTGAAAGAATAACTGGCAGACCTCTTGCAGAGTCTTTGGATAAATCACCAGAAGAAATATTTTTTATGACTGAAGGCCAACGAGGCGGTAGACAGAAATACTTTGACGCAGGCCCCAGAGTAGAGGATCGTGTCAGAGCTTATTTTGATGATATTGTTGATATCGGCACCAAAGATATAGAATTAGCCGATGGTGTGAAAATATTGAAAAAAGCAGTAGCAGCAAAAACAGAAGGATTGCCTCAAGGCCCAAATTACAAAGGCGGTAGAGACAGATATACCATATTACCCATGAGAGCTAACATATTGAAAGCTTATAAAGAAAATGCTGATGGAGTAAGTATTATTAAAGATCAAGCAGTTAGAGAAGGTGGTGAAGGTAAAGTAGGTGTTATGCAAAATTATCAAGATGCTGCAGATGAAATAAAAAAAGTTCTCAAAGAATTAGGCGTAGATGAAAAAGGCGTTTTAGAAACAGTGGATACAGGATCAGAATTTGACGGTACTTACCTAAAATTTAGTCCAGAATTACTTGACGCAATAAGTAAGCGTGGTATCAACGCTTTTAGATACGGTGGTGCAGTTGATATAGACGCTATATTAGCTGAATTATGAAGCTTGCCCACTTATCAGATCAAGAGATTAAAGAAACTCTAGTCCTGCAAGAACGACTAGAAACGCTGAACAAACAAGAACAGTGTCATAACAGCTTCTTGTTCTACGTAGAACAAATGTGGCCAGAGTTTATTTGTGGTCGCCATCACGAAATCTTTGCTAAAAAGCTAGAAGATGTTGCTAATGGCAAAATAAATAGGCTAATTGTCAATATGCCACCAAGACACACTAAGTCTGAATTTTGCTCAACCTATTTTCCTGCGTGGATTATGGGTAAACAACCTAATCGAAAGATTATGCAAACCACCCACACAGGCGAACTTGCCGTTAGATTTGGTAGAAAAGTGAGAAATATGATGGATTCTGTTGAATATAAAAGAATCTTCGATGGCGTAGAACTGCAAGCTGATTCTAAATCTGCTGGTCGGTGGGAGACTAACAAAGGTGGTGAATATTTTGCCGCAGGTGTCGGTGGTGCTATTACAGGTCGTGGTGCAGATCTATTAATTATTGACGACCCACACTCCGAACAAGATGCTTTGAGTCCAAGCGCATTAGAGTCTTGTTGGGAGTGGTACACCTCTGGACCTCGACAGCGTTTACAACCTGGTGGTGCCATTATTGTTGTAATGACACGATGGAGTACGATAGATCTCACTGCAAAATTACTTGATGCACAGAAAGAAGAAGCTGCAGATCAGTGGGAGATAGTAGAGTTTCCTGCTATTTTTCCCGATACAAACAACGCTTTATGGCCAGAGTTTTGGGATATAACTGAATTAGAGAAGGTAAAAGCATCCCTGCCTGTGCAAAAATGGAACGCTCAGTGGATGCAGAACCCTACTTCAGAGGAAGGTTCGATAATAAAGCGAGAATGGTGGAATATTTGGGAGCATGACGAAATGCCATCTGTTAGCTATATAATTCAAAGCTATGATACTGCTTTTTCTAAGAAAGAAAACGCTGACTATTCTGCTATTTCTACTTGGGGTGTGTTTCGTCCAAACGCAGACTCACCTGATTGTTTAATTTTGCTAGATGCACAAAAGGGCAGATGGGATTTTCCAGAACTCAAACGTATTGCGTTTAATGAGTACAAGTACTGGGAGCCAGATATGACGCTAATCGAAGCCAAAGCCTCTGGCACACCGTTAACACATGAACTTAGAAGACTAGGTATACCAGTGGTTAACTACTCTCCTACTAGAGGACACGATAAATCCACACGTATGCACTCCGTTGCACCTATTTTTGAGTCAAGTTTAGTCTATGCACCTCAACGCAAGTTTGCTGAAGAGATGATTGAGGAGTGTGCTGCCTTCCCTTTTGGTAAAAATGATGATTTATGTGATACTATGACTCAAGCTCTGATGCGTTTTAGAGAAGGTGGTTTAGTATCTCTTGAGGATGACTATTCAGACGAAGAAAAAGCACCAGTTAGAAGGGTATATTACTGATGGCAATAGAAAAAGACATAAATCCAACCGTTTTAAATGAAGAAAACCAAGTACCGTTAGGTGAAGAAGGCGTAAGTGTAGCAATTGAAGCTTTAGAAATGGCACAAGACGGTGATTTTGTCATGCAAGAGGATGGAAGTGCTATTTTAGAGTCAGATTTGCAACAGCCTATTGAAAGTGGATTCAATGAAAACTTAGCAGAAATGTTAGATGAGACAGAACTCATGCGCATTTCAAATCAATTGATTGACGGCATTGAAAAAGACAAGTCATCGAGAGAAGATTGGGAGAAAACATACACAGACGGTCTGAAATATTTAGGCATGAAGTTTGATGATGAAAGATCTGAGCCATTTGAAGGTGCATCTGGAGTTATTCACCCATTATTAGGCGAAGCAGTCACAACTTTTCAAGCACAAGCATACAAAGAACTCTTGCCATCTGGCGGCCCTGTAAAAACACAAGTCATTGGTGCCTATGATGATGTTGTTGAGGAACAAGCACAGAGAGTTAAAGAGTTTATGAATTATCAGATTGTTCATGTTATGGAAGAATTTGATGAAGAATTAGACCAAATGTTGTTTTACCTGCCATTAGCAGGATCTGCATTTAAAAAAGTTTATTATGATGAAGGATTAGGCAGGGCAGTTTCTAAATTTGTAGCTCCTGAAGATTTGATAGTTCCTTATTTTACTACGGACTTAGAAACTTGCCCTCGCATCACTAATGTAGTGAAAATGCCTGAAAACGAGGTTAAAAAACTACAAGCTCTAGGTTTTTATAGGAAAATTGACATAGAAACAGGTGATGAAGAGTCAGTAACCTCTGACGCTAAGGAAGAAATTAACAAATTATCTGGTTTGGAGCCATCTTATGACACAGGAGAGGTGTCTTTATTGTACGAAGTGCATTGTAACCTTGAAATAGATGGTTTTGAGGATCTGGATGCAGATGGTATGCCAACTGGCGTAAAACTGCCATATATTGTAACTCTTGATGCTAATTCAAATGATGTTTTATCTATACGCAGAAATTTTGTAGAGACAGATCCCTTAAAAAACAAAATTGAGTATTTTGTGCATTTTAAGTTTTTACCAGGTTTAGGGTTCTATGGGTTTGGTTTAACACATATGATTGGTGGTTTGTCAAAAGCCTCAACCTCAATACTTAGACAACTTATTGATGCTGGGACATTAGCAAATCTACCTGCTGGATTCAAAACCCGTGGTATTAGAATTAGAGATGAGGACACACCTATCCAACCAGGTGAGTTTAGAGATGTTGATGCGCCTGGTGGCTCGTTACGGGAATCCATACAACCTCTACCATTCAAAGAGCCTAGTAGTACTTTACTCAACTTACTTGGTATTTTGGTTGATGGTGGTAAAAAGTTTGCTTCTATTGCCGAAATCAACACAGGGCAAGGCAATCCCAACGCACCTGTAGGCACAACATTAGCTTTGCTTGAGAGATCAACGAAGGTTTTATCAGCTATACACAAAAGATTACATAACTCACAGAAAAAAGAATTTAAGTTGCTTGCACAAGTGTTTCAAGAATACTTACCTCAAGAGTATCCCTATGCTATAGCTGGTGGCCAAGCAAATATAAAATTAAGTGACTTTGATGAAAGAGTTGATATTTTTCCTGTATCAAACCCAGATATATTTAGCCAGTCACAAAGAATAGCTATGGCACAGGAGATGATGCAATTAGTACAATCTAATCCAGAAGTGCATGGACAAAGTGGTATTTATGAATCATACAAAAGAATGTATGCGGCCATAGGTGTGGATAATATTGATAAAATTTTACAACCACCGCCCCCTACTGATCCAAAGCCAATTGAAGCAGGATTTGAGAACAACCAACTTTTATTAAGTCAACAAGCACAAGCTTTTCCACAACAAAACCATGACGCACATATAGCCACGCATATGGCATTGTTAAAGTCACCACCTGTGCAGATGAACGCACAAGTTCAATCTTTAATTCATTCACACATTATGCAACATTTACAAATGAAGGCAGATGCTTTAGGTAGACAACAAATGCCTCCAGAAATGCAACAACAACTGCAACAACTTGAACAACAAGCACAACAAGCATCACCTGCAGAAGCAGAGCAACTTGCCCTACAAGTCAATGACATGATAGCTCAATTTTCTTCACCCATCATGGCAGAGCTTGTCACTGAATTTATGCAACAGATAGAAGCACCTACTGACGAAGATCCATTAGTTGCTATTAGAAAACAAGAATTAGCATTGCGAGGCCAAGAATTATCTATGGAGCAACAACAATTCTTACAAGAAGAACAACGGAAAGCACAAGAGGCACAATTACGTGCAACGGTAGATCGTGAGAGAATAGAAGCACAAGAAGATATAGCAGATTTACGTGACGACACTGCAAGAGAAAGGCTTGAACAACAAGCCCGTTTTAAAATGTTAGATTTGCAAAATAGAAAATAAAACTTGCAAAAATAAAAATAGAGCCACATAATTAGGCACATGATTAAAAGAACAGAGATCAAACAACAGAAAACCCCCACCCCTTTGAAGAATAAAAATCCTTATAGTAATAAGGGTAGTGTTTCTTTAAAGTCTGATGCTGGCACTTTTGATGCAAATACCACACCAAAACCTGGTATGGGTAAAGGCAAAGCAAGAGGGATGGGAGCCGCAGAATTTGGCGGTAAGTTTTCTGGTGTTTATTAATGTCTGAAGCTTGGTTAAGTAAAAAGTTTTTAAAAGAGCTAGAACTTAGAAGAGAAGACATTACAGACACAATGCTCGCAGGGTGCAAAGACCATGCACAATACGAGTTTTTGCGTGGGCGGTACAGTTCTCTCGCTGACGCAGAAAATATATTTAGAGAGCTGCTAGGAAGGGTAATACAAGATGACATCGAAGATACAGGTTCCTGAACATATAGCCAAAGAAATAGAAGCAGAAGAAGCTGCAGTAAAACAAGAGGAAACAAAAGAGGAAGTTAGTCAAGAATTACCATATGTGTCACAAGAGGCACGTGTTCTTGACCCTACACTTCTCGACAAATCAATTTTAGAGCGTATGCCACAACCAACAGGTTGGCGTATTTTAATACTGCCTTACAAAGGTAAAGGTGTAACTGAAGGTGGTATTCATTTAGTACAACAAACTTTAGATAGAGAATCTCTAGCTACAGTTGTGGGGTATGTTGTAAAAATGGGTCCTGATTGCTATAAAGATGCAAATAAATTTGCAGAACCTTGGTGTCAGGAAAAACAATGGGTATTGATTGGCAGATATGCTGGTGCTCGTTTCAAACTCGGAGATGAATCTGAATGTAGAATTATTAATGATGATGAAGTTATAGCCACAATCTTAGATCCAGACGATATTCTTGCAGTTTAGGAGAAAAAATGGCAGAAGAAAACACACAAGCAGTTGAAGAAACAGACATAGAAGAGGGAGAAATTGTTGAACTAGATCCTGTAGAGGAAGATCAACCCGAAACAACCACTACTGAAACTAACGATGTTGAGGCAGAGGCTGTTGTAGAGGATGTTTCAGAAACGGAAGAAACAAAAAAACAAGATGAGCATGAGGATTACTCAGCTAAAGTTAAAAAAAGAATAAATACTCTTACTAGAAAGTTAAGAGAGGCAGAAAGAGGCAGAGATTCAGCTTATGAATATGCAAAAAGCACTGCAGCTCAAAATGAACAATTACGGGCTCGTAGTTCAACTTTAGACAGATCTTTTTTAACTGAAGCTGAGAGTAGACTTAAATCACAAAAAACCCAGGCGATGACAGCTTTAAAATCAGCCCATGAAAATCAAGATTATGAAAAAGTCGCAAAAGCTCAAGATGTTTTAGCTAAAATAGCTGTTGAAGAAACAAGAGTTCAAGCATCTAAAACTGCTTTAGAGCAAGAAACACAGGTGCAAAATCTCCAACAAAATTATCAACAGCCAGTACAACCACAACCAGCCCCACAGCTTGATGAAAAACAACAAAAATGGGTTGAGCAAAATGAATGGTTTGGTGAAGATGAAATTATGACGCTAGCTGCGTTTTCAATTGATCAAAAATTAATACAAGAGGGCTATGATCCAAAAACAGACGAGTATTACAATGAAGTCGATAAAATGATGCGATCAGAGTTTCCACACAAGTTTGAAGAGTCTTCTGTAAAGACGAAGCCTCAACAAAAGGTGGCTTCAGCAGGCAGAGTAGCAGGTAATACGAGCTCAAAAAGGCAAGTAAAACTGTCTCCTGCAGAAGTACAAATGGCAAAAAAATTAAACGTACCCTTAACAGAGTACGCAAAATATGTTAAAAGGTAATAGTTATGACAGAAGATAACAAAAATTTAAACAGAACTTCACGTTCTGCTGACACTCGAGCAAGCAAAGAAGCTCGCAAAGTATGGAGCCCGCCATCACGGTTGGATGCTCCTGCGGCACCTGAGGGTTATACTCATAGGTGGATAAGGGCCGAGAATCTAGGTGTAGAGGATCGAGGCAATATTTCTGATAGATTGAGCGAGGGATTTGAACTCGTTAGAGCTGAGGAAATACCTGCTGAGGAACGAATGAAATACACCACTATGGATGAAGGGCAACATGCAGGAGTATTAAAACGAGGTGGTTTGCTTTTGGCTAGGATTCCTAATGAAACACGTAATGAGAGAAACTCCTACTACGCAGAGCGTGCACAAACCCAGCAAGATGCTGTGGACAATGATCTTATGAAGGAATCAGATCCAAACTCCCCGATTTTAAAACCGAGGAGAGAAAGCAAAACAACTTTTGGTGGTGGTCAACGAAGTTGATCGCTAAAAATATATACAAATATAGGTAACTTATTATGTCAAACAAAAATGCCCCCTTTGGAGCAAGAGTAGTAGGTAAATTAGGTTCTGGAGTCCAAAATGGTGGAGTCACAGAATACGAAATTGCCTCAGGTGCTTCTGGGAATATTTTTTCAGGCGATTTAGTTAAAATGCTCAACACAGGTACTATTTTAGTAGCTGCTGCTGGGGATGAAGCCTTAGGTGTGTTTAGAGGTTGTACTTTTACAAACTCTGCAGGTGAGACTGTTTTTAGTTCACACTATCCTGATGGCACTGTATCGTCCGATATAAAAGCGTTCGTAATAGATGATCCTGATGCTGTATTTGAAATCCAGAGTGCAGGCTCTCCAGCCCAAACTGATGTAGGTTTAAATGCAGATATTTCCTATACATCTGGCTCTACCAAAACTGGTATGTCAGCTATGGAATTATCTGGTACTACGGCTGCGACAACTGCTACTTTTAGAATCATGGGATTCTCGAGTGATCCAGACAACAGTACAACAGGTTCAGCTAATGTGAATGTTATTGTTAAATTTAATGAGCATTTCTATGTCGACCCAACAGGAGTATAATAAATGGCAATAAATAGAGCACAATTAGCTAAAGAATTAGAGCCAGGTCTTAATGCTTTGTTCGGTATGGAATATGCCAGATACGAAGCTCAACATACAGAGATCTACGATGCAGAAACTTCTGATAGAGCGTTTGAAGAAGAAACCCTAATAGTAGGGTTTGGTAATGCTGAAGTAAAAGCTGAAGGAAGCGGTGTCAGATTTGATACAGCTAACGAAGGTTACACTTCACGTTATACCCACGAAACAGTGGCTTTAGCTTTCGCACTTACTGAAGAAGCAATTGAGGATAATCTTTATGATAGACTCGGAGCAAGATATACCAAAGCCTTGGCTAGATCTATGGCAAACACAAAGCAAATCAAAGCTGCAGCAGTACTAAACAATGCGTTTAGTGTTACTGGCGGTGATGGTAAAACTTTGATAGCTACAGATCACCCACTAGGCGGCGGTGGTTCACTAGCAAACAGAGCAACTACTATGGCGGACTTAAATGAGACATCTCTTGAAGACAACCTTATTAGTATTTCTACATTAACAGATGATAGAGGTCTTAATATTGCTTTAAGAGGAATGAAACTCATCATTCCACCACAGTTAGTGTTTGTAGCTGATAGATTACTCAACACACCAGGCAGAGTAGCCACATCTGATAACGATATTAACGCTATCAATAATATGGGCATGCTTCCTGATGGATATGTTGTAAATAACTATCTTACAGATACTGATGCTTATTTCATTAAAACTGACTGCCCTGACGGCTTTAAGTATTTTGAAAGATCACCAATGCAAACTGCATTAGAGGGAGACTTCGATACAGGTAATATGAGATATAAGGCTAGAGAGCGTTATAGCTTCGGATATTCAAACTTTAGAGCCGTATTCGGTTCTCAAGGAGCGTAAAGGAACGATTTATTGTAGCGTTTCTAACTCATCTACAATTTTCTAAGGGAGCTTCGGCTCCCTTTTTTGTTGCTTGTCCGTAAATTTAGGTATAGAATTTAAGAGGTTATATAATTAATTAGCTTGATGAGGGCCGCAAGGTTTCCATTAATACAAGATAAAGGAGTTCATAATGGCTAATCCACATTTTCAAAACCTAATACTTTGGGCAGGTAATACTGTTGCTTCCGAGCACAAGAAAAACCAGCCTATGTTCGCACCATATCCGTCAGATCAGACGTTTTATATGTATCACAATGACTTTTTTACATATAACTCTGGTGATTGGACGATTACAACTACTGAAGCTGGCACAGGAAGTGCATCTGAAGCCGTAACTTCATCAGCTGGTGGAGCTTTATTGCTTACTAATGCTGCTGGAGATAATGACTTAGACTTTTTACAATTAAAAGGTGAAGGTTTTAAACTTAGCACCAGTAAAAAAGCTTACTTTTCAGCTAGATTTAAAGTGAATGACGTTGACCAATCAGACTTTGTAATGGGTCTGGGTATTACTGATACAACACCACTTGATACAACAGACGGTGTATTTTTTATCTCAGCAGATGGTGATGCAGGCCTAGATTTCTTAGTTGAGAAAGATAACACAGCTACTACTACTGAAGATGTAGCAACAATGGCTGACGATACTTTCATTACTACTACATGGTTTATAGATCCAGATGCCTCTAAAGTTTTTTATTCTATAAATAACGCAAAACCTGTGGGTGTTGCAATCACTAACTTACCAGATGATGAAGAATTAACAGTATCATTTGGTATTCAAAATGGTGAAGCTTCTGCACAAACCATGACAATTGATTACGTAGTTGCAGCAGTCGAAAGATAGGAGTAAACAATGGCAGATACAGTAACGTCACAAACTATCCAAGATGGTGAAAGAGTTGCTATCTTAAAGTTTACAAACGAGTCTGATGGTACAGGCGAATCTAGTGTTAAAAAAGTAGATGTATCCGCATTGACCTCCAACAGTGCAGGAGAAGCTTGTACCAGCGTCTCTATAGCACGCATATACTGGGCAACCAGAGGTATGGGTGTAGATATAGAATTTGACGCATCCACTAATGTTTTAGCAATACCACTACCTGCAGATAGCACAGGTGATGAGTATTATGATGATAGATTTAGTGGTATACCTAACAATGCAGGTTCAGGTGTTACAGGCGATATAGACTTCACAACAGTTGGTCACTCTAGTGGCGATGCGTATTCGATAATCTTAGTTTTGAACAAAAACTATTAATGAATGGCTACCAGACGAAAAGCTAAACAAATACGCAGAACAACTGGTAAAGGTGGTAATTACCGCCCCACTAAAAAAGGGGCGGGTATGACTAAGAAAGGAATAAGAGCTTATAGAAAAGCTAACCCAGGATCTAAATTAAAAGGCGCTGTTACTGGCAAGGTAAAAAAAGGTAGCAAAGCAGCTAAAAGAAGAAAATCTTTTTGTGCAAGGTCGCTAGGGCAATTAAAGAAAAGTTCTGCAAAAACAAGAAACAATCCAAATTCAAGAATTAGACAAGCTAGAAGAAGGTGGAAATGTTAAATGGCTAAGTCAGATCCAAAGAAAGGCACTGGTAAAAAACCAAAAGGTTCAGGTCGAAGGCTTTATACTGATGAAAACCCTAAAGATACAGTTTCTATTAAATATGCTACAGTCCAAGATGCAAGAGATACAGTTGCTAAAGTTAAAAAAACTAAAAAACCTTTTGCTAGATTAATACAAATATTAACAGTGGGTGAACAAAGATCTAAGTATGGTGGCAAGCCAAGGCAAGCAGAAATATTTAGGCGTGGTAAAGACTCAATACGTAAAAAATTTGGCAGAACTAAATAATGTATCCTGTTTATAATAAATTTTATTACAAACCATTACCAGATTGTATTGAAGTTCAAAAAAGCCCTATAGAAGGATATGGACTGTTTGCGGTAGATAATATTGACAAAGATTTTGATTTAGGTATGTCACATATAAAAGTTCCTATTATAAAAGGTTATGTAAGAACATCCATAGGGGGCTTTTTAAATCACTCAGAAGATTCAAATTGTTACCTTAGCGAAGAATTAGACTGGGACGACTATAGAGTTTTTAATGTAATTACATCAAAAAAAATTAGTGTTGGCGAGGAGCTTACGCTAAACTATCATTTAGACGAGTTAAATTATGGCTAAACAAAAATTAAAAAAAGTTATTAAGGGTCTGCAAAAAGCAAGCAAAACGCATGCAAAACAAGCAAAAACATTACAAACTCTTAAAATGAAAAAGGGAGGTAAAGTTAAAAGTGGAGGCAAAATTTGCCCAGAGGGCAAAGCTTGGGCAAAAAGAACTTTTGATACATACCCTTCAGCATATGCAAATATGGCTGCATCGAAGTATTGTAAAGATCCTAATTATGCAAAAGGCAGTAAAAAAAGGAAAAAAAAGGCTAAGGGTGGCTTCGTAAGTATTAGAGGCCAAGGTGCTGTCATGTCAGATAGACTAAGGTAATGGGACAACTTAAGCAGTGGCGTGAACAAAACTGGGTGCGCATTGGCACAGATGGATCTATTAAAGGGCCTTGCGGCACAAGTAAAGATAAAAAAAACCCAGATCGTTGTTTACCAGCTGCAAAAGCTAGAAGTTTATCTAAGTCAGAAAGAGCAAAAACTGCAAGAAAGAAAAAAAGAGCAGGGGCTAAAGGTAAAACAGTGGTTGCAAACACAAAAAAGGCAAGAGTTTCTATGAAGACAGGAGGCACAACAATGTTAAAGAATAGAAAAAAAGCAGATCTTGATAAAGATGGCAAAATTTCATCCTATGAGATGAAAAGAGGTATGGCAATCGAAAAAGCCATGAAAAAACAAAATCGTGTTAAAATGAAAAAAGGTGGCTTTATAGCAAGAGGTTGTGGAGCTGTCAGACCTGACAAAAGAAAGGTCACAACTATTAGTTAGGAGAAGATATGCCAAAGAAAAAATCTAGTGTAGATCCAAAATTACAAGCAAGACTTGATGCAAAAGTCAGACCAGATCAGCCCGTTGTCGAAGATCGTATTTATTTAGATTCTTCTGGCAATCAAGTAAAGCCGAAAAAAAAGGCTGCTGCAAAGAAAACAACTGCTAAGAAAGGCAGACCAAAGAAAAAGGATTAATTATGTATAGAAGAACAAAAGGATACGCTATGGGCGGTAAAGTCAGTAAGTACATGGCTAAAGGTGGCAAAGCCTCAAAATACATGGCAAAAGGCGGTAAGGCTTCAAAATATATGGCAAAGGGCGGAAAAGCATCTAAATATATGGCAAAAGGTGGGAAGGCATCTAAATATATGGCTAAAGGTGGTAAAGCTTCAAAGTACATGGCTAGAGGTGGAAAAGCTAGTAAATACATGTCAAAAGGCGGAAGAGTTTAAAACTAAGACTAGGGGGTTATTTTGTCTTATCTAATATCGAACATACCACAGTTCAAATGTTGGGTGCGTAAAGAATTTACAGCAAACCATCAAAAATATCACGGAGAATATCTGCATGCCTTAGCCTTTGCAGTTAACACTATTCCAGACAGATCTTTGTCTTTTCAAGTGGTATTCACTGGTTGCGAAACAGATCTAGAGGATCATCCAGATGAAAATATACATGGTGGTGCTATGTGGGCAAGGATGCCAATACAAGCACTTATAGCTGATGTACCAGTGGATGAATGGCCTACACCTATGGAGGATCATTTAGCACAACCTTGGGATTGTTTGAGTCATCATCATTCAGTAGTAGTATTAGATAGAGTTAGCTCTTCTCCCTGGATATGCAAAATAGGGGGTGAGTTCTATACAGGCACCTATATGTTTACTGTAGATTACACAGAAAATAGTATCGCAGACGATTCTGCTCAACATAAACAGTCACATGTGTTATATTTGACAGACGCTGGTGAATATACTGGTAATTTTGTAGCTTTACCAAACAATAGAGTGAGAGCTACAAATCCAGCTCTTTGGCGTGTTGGTGACGGGCCGCCCGATTTTTCACCAAGTCAATGGATTCACTCAGCAGAGAAACACGATAGTTATATGGATTCATACACAACATTTGATAATCTATATAATCAAGATGATAGGAAAGATTAATGGCATTATCTGGCAGCACAAATTTTGAACCGAATGTAACAGAGTTTATAGAAGAGGCCTACGAGAGGTGTGGTGCTGAATTAAGAACAGGATATGATCTTAAAACTGCTATTAGAAGTGTAAATCTTATGTTAGCTGAATGGGCTAATAGAGGTCTCAATCAATGGACTATAGAACAAGCCACACAAACTGTTACTGAAGGCACTTCTAGTTATTCATTAAATGCTAATGTAATTGATGTATTAGATGTAGTGGTGCGTAGGACTGTAAACCAAGAGCAAACTGATATTAGCATGAACAGAATTAGTAGATCTGAATATCTAAACATTCCAAATAAAGAAACAAAAGCAAGACCCTCACAGTTCTTTTTTGATAAATTAACTACACCTGCTTTAAAAATATGGCCTGCACCAGAAAATAGCACGGATATTTTAGTTTTTAACAAGCTTGTAAGAATGGATGATGCAGATGCTGCAACTAATACTATGGACATGCCGTTTAGGTTTTATCCTTGTTTTGTTGCTGGTTTAGCGTACTACTTGTCTATGAAGAAGAATCCACAACTTACACCACAACTTAAAGCAATGTATGAGGAAGAATTTAGAAGAGCTGCAGATCAAGATGAGGATAGAGCATCATTTAGAGTAAGACCTGACATAAGGATGAACTAATGGCATACGCTTTAGGTAAATTTGCAAAAGCATTATGTGATAGATGTGGTTTTGAATATAAGCTTCTAGAGTTAAAAGAAGAATGGAATGGTGCTAAGGTTTGTCCACATTGTTATGAACCAAAACATCCACAATTAGAGCCACTCACTGCTACTGCGGATCCTGAGGCTTTATACAAACCACGTCCTAATAATGACGCAGAAGAAGGTGAAGGGTTTGTTGTTGTTGTAAATTCAAATATCTTTAGACCAGACTACATGAACCCATCAACTTTACCTGCAAACTTTACAGTTTCCAAGATGACAGGTAGTGTAGGTGAGGTTACAATAGTTATCACATGACATTAGCCGAACTCAAGACATTAATACAAAACTATGTTGAAAACGAAGAAACTACCTTTGTAAACAGCTTAGATGACTTTATAAAAAACGCTGAAGAACGCATATTTGAATTAGTGCAGTTTGACTTTTTTAGAAAAAATGTAACAGGCTCTCTAACCGCAGGCAACACATATTTAACAACACCGTCAGACTTTCAAATGAGTTTTTCACTCGCAGTTATTGATGGCAATGGTGATTATCATTATTTAGATAAAAAACATCCATCTTTTATGCGTGAATACATCGTAGATCCAACAGATACAACGCTTAGGGATTTACCCAAGTATTATGCTGATTTTGATAAAGAGCTCTCTACAGCGACAAATAATGGCTCTACATTAATAGTAAGTCCTGTGCCAGATTCCAATTACAGTGTTGAGTTACATTACCTTTTCAAACCAACTTCATTAGTTACAGATACTACGGGCACATGGCTGTCTACTAATGCTAGAAACGCTTTATTGTATGGGTGTTTAGTAGAGGCAAATATATTTTTAAAAGGGGAAAGCGACATGCAACAACAATATGAGCAACGCTTTATGATGGAAATATCAAGGTTGAAAAATCTTGCAGAAGCTAGGGGGAGAAGAGATGAATACCGTTACGATTCTTTGAGGTCATCGGTTTCATAAAATAAAAATGAGTAATACAGAAAGCCTTAAAGGCAAAACAGTTGCCATCGTTGGTATGGGTAAAAGTTGGTTTGATTATAATTTAGCTAAATCGCATGGGGTTCATTTTGATGAAGTATGGGCCATAAATGGAGTAGCATCGGTAATATATCACGATAGAGTATTTATGATGGATCCTGCATCACGATTTTTAGATACAGAGGACGCTGGTGGTCAGACAGAAAGTATGAAAGAAATGCTTTTAGAACATGAAGGTCCTATATATACATGTGAGTTAGATGAAAGATGCCCTGGATTGGTTGAATATCCACTTGAAGAAGTAGTCCAGTATTCAAATTGTCATTACCTAAACAACACAGTAGCCTATGCTATAGCTTTTGCATTTTGGAATGAAGTTGCAAATCTTAAACTTTTTGGTATAGATTTCTCTTACAAAGGTAATTTGCACTTTGCAGAAGCAGGGCGAGGGTGCGTAGAGTTCTGGTTGAGTAAGTGTATTTCTGCGGGTATGCAAGTAGAAGTAGCGCATACATCAAGTTTATTAGATACAGATGTACCAGCAGAACAGAAACTTTATGGTTATCATAGACTTAAAAATCCATATATCATTTTAGTAGATGAAAAGGGTATAAAGCTAGAACGCATTGATAATCTAGATATAGTTAAAAAATCGCAAGAACCAACGCTAATTGATCGCAACGACAGTCATTTAAAACCACCAGAACCTAAAAAATGGTAGATAAGATCACACCTGCTGGGATGCCAGAATTAGGTATTATTGAAGCTAAAACTACAAATTTTGGTGGCCATCCCCCTGAATTTTGGGCTGAAAGACTTACAGAAAAAATTGTAAGTTACTCTGAAGACAAGGAGCCACATATCAAAGAACAAGCCAAAGCTTACAAAGATGCTATATATCAAGTGTGTTTGATTTATATAAAAAATGCGTTAAAATCTTATAAAGCCTCTCTAATACAAGATTTAATAGGTGGTGGAGAGGAAGAATTAGCAAAAATTATTAGAGGTATTTAATATGGCTATAAGCTCTACTTTAACCACAAGTTTCAAAAAAGAACTTCTTGAAGCTGTGCATAATTTTAAAAACTCTGGTGGTGATACCTTTAAATTAGCCTTATATACAAGTTCAGCTACCTTAGGTGCTACAACTACAGCTTTTACCACTACAGGACAAGCTAGTGGCACAAACTACACATCTGGCGGTAGTAATTTAACTAGAGTAGATCCTACATCTAGTGGCACCACTGGTTTTACTGATTTTGCAGATTTAACATTTGGAACTGCAACTATAACTGCTAGAGGTTGTATGATTTACAACTCATCAGATAGTAATAAATCTGTAGCAACTATAGATTTTGGTGGTGACAAAACATCTACAGCAGGCGATTTTACTATAGTATTTCCTGCAGCAGCAGCAAGCACAGCGATTATCAGAATAGCTTAGCCTTATGGCTAATATAACTGGTTGGGGTCGAGGCACCTGGGGAGAAGGGCCTTGGAGTGAACCCATACCCGTTACACTCACAGGTGTAGCAGCTACAAGTGCACTTGGCACTGTTTCAGTTGTAGCTAAAGCTAATATAACACCCTCATCACAAGTCGGCACAGGATCCGTAGGATCACCTAGTATTGATGGTGAAGCTAATCTTACCCTTACAGGACAATCATCGACATCTGCACTTGGCACACCTACAGTTGTCGCAAAAGCTAATGTGTCACCGACAACACAACTGGCAACAGTTTCTGTTGGAACCTTAACAATAACGGGTAAAGCAAATATTACACCAAGCTCGCAAGTGGGTACATCAGCTATAGGAGGTGTCGGA